ATTCCCGATGTATCAGGGGTTAACCTTGAGTTAATGGGGTTAGCTGACAGACAACAGGCCGGTGTACTTGAAATGCACCGTAAGAAGTCTGGCTTAACCATTTTATCGTCTTTATTTGACAGCTTAAGGCAATTCCAGAAAGAACGCGGAAGAGTCGTTTTATATTTCATTCAGAATTACATATCCGACGGAAGAATGATCCGTATTCTAGGTAAAGACGGTAGTCCTCAATATATGCCGCTAATGAAGCAGGTAGATAAAAAATACGACATCATTGTTGACGAGGCTTCAAATTCAGTTAACAAGAAGGAAGAGACGTTCGCTATCCTTCAGGGCGTGATACCTCAATTATTATCAGCAGGCATACCGATCCCACCTGAAGTACTCGATTACATCCCAGTACCATCAGCACTTTCACAGAAGTGGAAAGAAGCCCTTAAAGGACAAGCTGATCCTCAAATGCAGGAAATGCAGCAGAAATATGAAGAGCAGATCAAAAAGCTTACTGAAGAAAACCAGAAGCTCGCACAGGACAAGTCGTCCAAGATGCAAGAGATCGCTCTCAAGGGTCAGGAAATGGAAGCTGAATTGAAGCTTAAACGCGATGAAGTGACAGCTGAATTAGAGCTTCAGCGTGACAAAATGAATGGAGAGCTTGCCCTACAAAGGGACAAGATAGAGGGAGAGTTACAAATTAAAAGCAAATCTATAAACAGTGTTGGAGGCAACCAAAATGAGTGATGTATTTGATGAACCGGGTAATGAAGAGTTGGATTTAGAAACAATGGAAGTATCGGAGGCACCTGATGCAACAGAAGAAGTACAACCTGTACAAAGCGAGCAACCTGAAGTCGTGGCTGAGGCTGAGGTCACGGAAGACGTGGAAGAGGCTGCAGTTGTTGCGCAGGTTAAAGAAGAGAGACCATCTGAAACCGTTCCTTTGGCAACGATGCTTGAGGAAAGGACGGCTCGTAAAGGCCTACAGAACGAAGTAGGCGAGCTAAAGCAAAAGATTAATACGTTATCGTCATTAAAAGACGAATTAGATGCTATGCGTAATAAAGATACGCAGGAACAGGAAAGCCAAGCATTTGAAGAAGACCCGATTGCGGCCCTAAAGAGTCAGAACGAAAAGACTCAGCAGGAATTAAATGACTACAAGGATGGAAATAAGGCAACAGCAGACCAAAACGAAGCTGTTAACCAGTTCCAATCAGCAGTTATGACGCAGGTTGAGCAGTTTAAGGCAGAGACACCTGATTATTTGGATGCACTAAGCTTTGTTTCTGAAAAAGTAACAGGCGTTTATGGCACCATGGGTATATCTGACAGCGATAAGTCACAGGCCTTTGATAACTGGGCTACAGACGTTGCTGCGACTGCTTTACAGAACGGAATTAACCCCGGTCAAGCGGTATATGACATCGCCAAACAATTTGGCTATACTATACCTAAAGCACCAGAAGATAAGATTACAAATATTGACAAGGGACAACAAGCCTCTCAGTCCCTTTCTGATACAGGCGGTCAAGGCGATTCAACGACGCTCTCTGATATCGAGAGCATGTCGGACGATGAGTTTGACGCACTGTGGAACGACATGGAAAGGTCGAACTAGAGAGGTTTACGGTTGGTCACTCCGAAAAAGTGATTTTCGACCTTCACTCGTTACGTGGAAACGGTATCTCAGCCTTAAATGGCCTAACGGCTTAAAATGAGTTTCGTCAGTCCAGACGTAAAATTGGATTCTCGCAACCCATGCGCAAAGGGAAAACATACTTTAACTTTAATTAGGAGATTTACCTATGGCTAATACTAGCTATGGTGTTAATGATTCTGAAGCAGTGAAGCTATGGTCGCGTAAACTCATGCGTGAAGCCTTGAAACAAACTTGGGCTTCTAAATTCATGGGCAAGGGATCCGATTCACTGTGTCAGATTAAAGACGACACCTCAAAAGGCGCGGGCGATCGCGTACGAACCATCCTAAGAATGCAGCTTAATGGAGCTGGTGTTCAAGGTGATGGAACTCAGGAAGGCAACGAAGAAGCCTTAATCACTCACACTGATGACTTAATCATCAATCAACTGCGTCATGCGGTTCGATCTGGTGGCAAGATGTCAGAACAACGTATTCCGTTCTCTGTTCGTGAAGAAGCTCGTATGGGCCTTCAAGACTGGTGGGCTGACCGTTTCGATACTTGGTTCATGAATTCAATTTCAGGTAACTCAGCACAAACGGATACACGTTACACGGGTAATAACGCAGCTACTGCGCCAACTTCCGGTAACATTGTTTACGCTAACGGTCATACAACAGAAGCGGCTTTAACAGCAACAGCAAGTGCGGTGTTCTCACTGTCATTAGTTGACGCAGCTGTACTAAAAGCACGTACTATCAAGCCTGTTTTCCGTCCTTGTAACACAGGATCAGATCAGGCTAACTTTGTCATGTTTATCTCACCTGAGATGCATTATGACTTACGTCGTAACACCTCTACTGCTGAATGGCAGGATATCCAAAAAGCTGCAATCCAAGGTGGTCAGATCTCTAAAAATCCGATCTTCACTGGTGCATTAGGGCTTTATAACGGTGTTATTTTACAGGAAGCATTCCGTTTACCAGTATTAACAAGCTCAGGTGGTTCTAAGACCTCTCGTGCTACGTTATGTGGTGCACAGGCGCTTTCAATGGGCTTTGGTCGAGGTAGTTCAACTAATCGAATGGACTGGACTGAAGAATTGTTTGACTATGGCAATCAGTTAGGTGTTAGTGCCGGGTGTATCGCAGGAATGAAGAAGAACGTTTACGACAGTAAAGACTTCGCATCCCTGACCGTTATGGCCGCTCACTCAGCAGCAGCTGTTCTTGCTAACGGACGATAGGAGAAATATCTAATGGCTAATATATTCAATGCAGTCGATATGACTTCTGGTGCTGCCGTTAAGCAGATCCATGCAGGTGTTAACTCAAAGGTGGTCACTTGGGAAACGTCATCAACTCGTTCAGGCTCAGTAGAAATACTGATTACGCCTCTTCCGGGTGGTGCACGTGTCCAAAGTGGTATGTTGCGATGGTCGGGTAATCCGGGCGGAACAGCAGCAGCCCTTATATCTGTATCTGACAGTTTAGGTAATGCTTATTACCTTTCTACTGCCTATGCCGCGTCCATTTACTTTAATGGCCCCGGTCTTGGTGAGAGACTGACAGGTTCTGCTAATTTGATTGTTCGAGTAACTGATACCAGTTCGGCTCCAGCCGTAACCGGTTCCGTCGCTTTGACGTTATCATTGCAGTACATTGCAGAAGACGACGCTGACTAGCGTACATAGGGGTTGGGTTTCGGCCTAGCCCCTTTTTTTAATTCGGGAGGCAACCGATATGATGCTCAATGAGCAGTTAGCTGAGTTACAGACCCAGCATGCGAAAGCAACAAAAAAACACGATATTAGTGCGCTAAAAGAACTAAGGGATAAGTTTTCACTATTACTGAACTCAGCTCCAGAAGAGCCGGGGATCATATTCCAAGTAGCGACATTATCGATGCAATTAGGATTTAACGGCGAAGCTATTCAGTTATTTAATCGCGTTAATTACTATACAGACAAATACCCCGAATCATGGAATAACCTTGGCGCAGCATGGCGTAATGAAAATAATTCAGATAAAGCCAAGTATTGCTTCAGACAAGCTATATCCAGAAGAGAGGATTCTGACTTCTATAACAACATGGCCACCCTTTATATTAACGAAGGCAAGCCAAAAGAAGGTGTTTCCTACGCAGAAAAAGCAATTGGAATAAACAACGAAAACTTCCAAGCCCACTGGAATCTCAGCTTATTACTACTTGAGCTTGAGGATTATAAGCGAGGCTTTACGGAATACGAATTTGGTTTAATGACGGTAGACAGACCGTTAAGAGACTACTCAAACGACCCAAACGCAATCCCTGTATGGGAAGGCCAGAAAGATAAGACGGTGGTTGTTTATGGCGAACAAGGCATTGGTGACGAAGTATTGTTCATGTCATGCCTTCCAGATCTAATAAAAGACTGTAAACAGGTCATTATTGACTGTCATCCAAGATTAGAAGGGGTGATTAAGCGCAGTTTTCCAAGCTGCATTGTTTACCCTACCAGAAAGAAAAGCGATATTACGTGGCCACCAAACCACAAGATTGATTATAAGATTGCCATAGGGTCGCTAATGAGGCTTTACCGGTCTGAGGGTAATTTCCCTAAAAAGACCTATCTAAAGCCTGATCCAGAGCGAGTAAAAGAATACAAATTATGGCTAAAAACATTAGGTGATCCACCGTATATCGGTATTGGATGGGCTGGTGGGGCCAAAAAGACCAGACAGGATCTGCGTTCTTTTAAGGTATCTCAGCTAAAAAGCGTTTATGAGCAAGGTGGAACGTTTGTTTCCATGCAATATACCGAAGAAGCCGAAGATAAATTAAAAAGATTCCATAAAGACACGGGGATAAAGATACATCACTTCCCTGAGGTCGTGAGAGCCTTTGATTATGACGAAACCATCGCAATGGCTGCAGCACTAGACCTTTGTATAGTGCCTAACACGTCGCTTGTACACGTCTGTGGTGCCATAGGTGCTAAATGCTGGACATTAACCCCTGTTGGTAAGGCATGGCGTTATTCAAACGGCGAAGATATGTGCTTCTACGGAGACTGGGTTAAGCAGTATCATAAAGGATCAGACAAGTGGGACGATGCAATTGCTCGCTTAAGTAAGGATTTTGGTGAGCAATATGGGTAATGCCGTCATAGTAGGGCATGGCCCGAGCATGCTAGCAGGCAACTTGGGTGATGAAATAGACTCATACGATACTGTTATTAGACTAAAACGATGTCACGAGACACTTAAGCATCCACATATATACGGATCAAAAACTGATATTGTTGGTGGAAGCTGGAATATAGCAAAAGCATTAATAGGTATAGGTAAGGCAACAAAATATTGGGCATTTGTCGATTCAAGACACCCTAATATCAATGAGATTCATGTTGACGCCCTAAAAAAGGACTTTGAACCATACGAATTAGAATGCTCAATTAAAGAATGCAGGTTCTGGGATGACATGTACGTGAATATGCGTACCCCAATGGATCTTCATCATCAAATGAAAGGAGGTGATCACTCATCTGAAGGGTTTGGCCATAATCATCTTTCACAAGGGCTGAAAGCAATGATCTATGCAGGTAAATTCTTAAAGCCTGATTTGTTGACGTTAGCAGGATTTGATAATGTAATGACAGGTAATTTTGAATGGTCTATCACAAGAGGGCCAGATTACGGTAGTTATGCCGATCATAACTGGGCAGTAGAAAATAAGATGGCAGCGTTAATTGCAGACCATTACGATATGAGACTTAATTTTTTAGTACCGGAGGCGGAAATATGAAAGACTTAAGCACCAAATTTGTAACTTCATTCGGCGTAGAAGGCTACGATTTATACGGAAAGAAATTCTTGGAAACGTGGGTAGAAAACTGGCCGCACGAGATTCATGTTTATTATGAAGAGCATAAACCTGATTTCGAGCATGAAAAGGTTATCTACCATGACTTATTTAAAGTCCCACACGTAAAAGACTTTCTGATGAATCTAACTTCTTTCCCTATCCTTACTGGATTCATTGGCGGTAAACGAAACTACCGATACGATGTATTCAGATATTGCCGAAAGTCGTTCTCACAGATTGATGCCGCGAATGACTACGATGGCCTATTGTACTGGATAGATGCCGATGTAGTTACTCACGCCCCGCCTCCCTGTGATTGGCTACAGGAAGCATTGAAGGACACATTTATGTGTTATCTGGGACGGCCTGAGTGGCATTCGTGCGCGTCATTTATTGGATGGGACTGTTCTCACGAACGTTCCGACGAGTTCTGGGGCGCCTACCTAGATCTTTATTTATCAGGTAAATTTTTAGCCCTACCTGAATGGCATGATTCATACCTGATGGACTTCTTGAGGGAGAACCTTAAAGTCCCTGCGAAAAACCTCGCAGAAGGTATGGATCTTAAGGGCCCAGAGAATGTATTTAACTTTGTGCTGACATGGGCTGTACACAATAAAGGCATTCAAAAGTTTGGCCCACGACGTTACGCTCAGATCAATGATGTTGTATCCCAGATCAAACCAAGGAAGATCCTTGAGGTTGGTACTTGGAATGGCATGAGAGCGGTTGAAATGGCGAAAGCAGCAGGAACCGAGCCTCATTATTTTGGGTTTGACCTGTTTGAAGAAGCGACAGACGAGACTGACGAATATGAAAAAAACGTCAAAAACCACAATAGCGTTGATGCGGTAGCGAGCTTATTAGATGAAAACGGTGTTAAGCATACCTTGGTAAAAGGCAACACCAATGAAACGTTAAGTGAGTTTAAACATGAAGGCATTGATTTTGCCTATATTGACGGTGGTCACGCAGTAGAGACTATTCGTTCAGACTGGGAGAACGTTAAAAGAGTCATGAAACCCGGTAGCGTGGTTATCTTTGATGATTACTACGAAGGCATGTCAGAAGACGATCTTGATAAGTGGGGCGCCAACAGGGTCTTAGAAGAGATAGGTGACTTTGAGTTACTACCCGTTGCTGATCCGGTTAAAAATGGTGGGTCTACTAAGCTAGCTATCGTCAGGCTGTGAATAAGATCAAAATCAGGAAGACGGGTGGTTACATCTATCTTCCTGATACTGATACTCACTTTATTCAATATGCCGAGATTGATGCGTATCAAGCCAAGACATATAAGTTATCGCTTTGTTATGTAGAAAACTACTCAAGAGCGTTAGACGTAGGGGCTCACGTAGGGTTTTTTAGCAGAAGAATGCTATTGAATTTCGATCATGTTGAGTCATTCGAGCCTAACAAAGATAACCTTGAATGCTTAAAGCTGAACGCGCCTAGAGCCAACACTCACAATGTAGCGATAGGTGACATTGAGGGCGATGGAAGTCTGGATACTCCCTTGTTATCCAATAGCGGTGCATGGGAGGTTACTCGTGGTGATGGTGACACCGAGATAAAGACGATTGACTCATATTGCTATGATGATGTCGGATTAATTAAGGTCGACGCACAAGGCATGGATTACGACGTCCTGATAGGCGCCAAAGATACAATAGAGCAATGTAAGCCAGTTATTATTATTGAGATCATGATGAACGGTAAAAAAGACAAGAAGATACTTAAATTGTTACGTTCATTGGGATATAAGTACATTGAAAAACAGAAGGATGTAGTCGCATGGTTCATAGCGTCCTAGCACGAGCAGGAAAGGTTCAATTATTCCCTTTCCCTCATATTGTCATTGAAGACTGTCTTCCAGAAGACTATTACCAGATGCTTTATGAGACAAGGCCTATTATTTCTACCGAAGGAGTCGCACCCAATACCCGCAAGGATATAAAGGCACGTAACCTACGAGATCAAAATATTCCCGAGCACTGGAAGGAATTCGTTAAATACCACACTTCAAAGCATTTCTGGAAAGAAGTGTACGAGTTATTTCCTATCTACCAACATTACCCACGGATATACTGGCAGCGAGAAGCAATGTCCTGCTCATATAGGGGTGGGACAGGCAGTCTACAAATGGAGTGCCAAGTAGGTATTAATACGCCTCCTACGGTACTTTCAAGTGTCAGAGGCCCACATCTGGATAACCCAATAGAGTTATTTGGCAGTCTTCTGTATATGCGTGACCCATTAGACGATTCAGAAGGCGGTGAGCTACAGGTGCTTGAGTTGAAATCAATACCTGAATTTTATGGGAAGCTGCAAATTGACGAAGAACACGTTGAGGAGTATGCAAGAGTCCCCTATAAGGCTAATACATTGGTTATGTTTTTAGGAACCAATTTAAGCTTTCATGCGGTAACACCAAGACACCCAACAACCTTTACCCGCAATTTCGTATCCATCGCGGGTGAAGTATCACATAAATTATTTAAAGCGGATTACAGGGGCTAAAATGCTTATAACAGACGAATACAAAGAAATTAACACACAACTACACAATGATAAGCCTACTTACGGAAAGAGCGGCCATAAGTGGAAAAACATTGTTTTAGACCTATGCAAGCATAACAGCACGTTCGACGTATTAGATTACGGATGTGGCAAGTCAACCCTACAAGAGGCCCTTCCTTTTAGAATTAATCAATATGATCCGGCTATCGATATTTACTCAGAAGAGCCAAGTCCAGCCAATATAGTGGTCTGTACTGACGTTCTTGAGCACATAGAGCCTGATTTACTTGATAACGTATTAAGTGATATAAAGGAAAAAATGCTATTAGGCGGTTTATTGACGGTAGCAACCAGACCGGCCAATAAGATCCTATCTGATGGGCGTAACGCTCATTTGATCATCGAAGACAGGGATTTCTGGACTAAAAAAATAACGGATTTATTTAATGTGGTTTACGTAGAAGAGAATATGACGCAAGACGGCGAAATTATATACATTGTGGAGGCACAAAATGAAAGACAGGTTTAGTGCGGTTAGTCATGCGATTACTGGAATAACATGGAGGCATATATAATGAAAAATGAAGTAATTAAACTGTTTATAGGTTGGGATCCAACCGAGGAAGCAGCTTATCACACGCTAGTTCACTCAATTATGAGAAATAGCTCGAGACCAGTATCCATTACACCGGTAAAGCTGTCTCATTTGGAA